TGGACCCAGAGCCGGTCTTTGTGATCGAGGGCAGCGGGACAGAACGATTCTACGACGAAGAGCAGGGCGTGTTTACCGGGCGGCCGGCAAGACCGGAGGAGGTACAGACCAGAGAGCAGAAAATCCATACGCCTCTGGGCTATGTACCGCATTGGCGGACGTGCCCGGCGTCAGGCGGAGCACTGGGGCGGCTGTCCCAAGCTTAAGAGGTCTGCTTTGCCGACATAAAACCGGCATTTTCATAGCAGAAGAATAATTCTCAGGAAAGGAGGAACCCGTATGGACGAGACAGTCAAAAAGTCGATCCTGGAGATGGCCCGCGGCGGTTTCTTGGAGCAGGTCGACTACGAAATAGCGAAGGTAATCGACAACATCTTGGATCCTAACACCAAGGCGACCGGCAAACGGAAGATCACGGTCACCTTGGAGCTTGTGCCCGATGATTCGCGGCGGCAGATCGCGGTCAGTTTTGTGACCAAGCTGGCGCTTGTGCCAGCAAATCCATTGACCACCAGCTTGTATGTGATTGGCGACAATGACACTGGCGAGATGTGCGTAGTGGAGAATGTGCCGCAGATCCCCGGACAAATGGCGCTGAACGGGGCGGAACAGGAACGCCCGCCCCTGCTTAAAATTATTAGAAGTGCATAGGAGGTATAAACCATGTTGAAAGAGTTCATCGCGCATATCCAGAAAACCACCCAACCGATCATCCAGAGTATCGACAACAGCACCTTCGCCGTCACCGGCGACGGCAGAACAGTGGAGCTCAGGCCCACCATCGACCACCCGGACACCCTTCCCCTCCATAGTTTGGAGGCTCTGGTGAAGATGGTGCAGACCGAGGCGGTAAATGCGGAAAAGCCGCTCTACATCACCATCCCCAACCACTTGACCGTCCTCTGCTTCGGGCAGCCGCACCCCGACGCCCGGTTTTTCCGGCAGGTCTACTATGAGGCCGAGGCCACTGACGTGCCGGGGTTCGATGACGGTTTCCGGGATCAGGAGAAGGCCATCATTGAGTTACGGAGCAAGTTTGTCCCCGGCGAAGGTGTGGACTACCTGCTGGATCTGCTCTCCCGTATCAGTAAGGAGAACGGCGTAACCACCAACGACAACGGCGTTTCCCAGACCGTGGAGGCACGGCAGGGCGTAGCCCTCAAAACCACCGTCCAGGTCAAGCCGCGTGTACCCCTTCGCCCCTTCCGCACTTTCCAGGAGGTGGAACAGCCGGAAAGCGAGTTCCTTCTCCGGCTGGATGAGGAGGGGAATATCGGGCTGTTCGAGGCCGACGGCGGGATGTGGAAACTGACTGCCCGGCAGACCATCAAGGCTTTTTTGGAGGACAAGCTGGCCGACCTGGTTACCTCCGAGGCCGTGTACATCGCCCTGTAAACGGCAAGAGGCCCCCTCTCCGGAGACTGCGGAGAGGGGGCAAGGGCCGAGGAGGCGGCGAGTATATGAGCGATTATACACGCAAGAACATGAAACGCGGACAAGCCGTGCGGAGGGTGAGCCTCCGCAAACGGATTTCCAGGCAGAATATCCGGGCTGTGGTGTGGTACGGGTTCCTGACGGTGGCCGGGGTGCTGCTGTACAAGGCCGGGGCGGCCTATGCCCTACAGGAGCGCGGCTATTACGCCGTCGGCGGTGAGGCATTCGCCCTGTTGCTGCCGGTGCTGTACTGCGCTGCAGTGCGCGTCCGGGATACCGTGCGAGACTTCTTTCGGGTGAGGGACAAGGAAACATGATAGATATCATTGATCTGGCCCGGCGGGGGCTGGCTGTTACGGTGGTGCCGATTGGCTGGCCCATGCATGGGACGTTTCAGGGCGTGCGCGTGAGCGTCAGCGGCTTTGACTGGAACAACAGCGTATTGACGCGTAATTTTGAGCTTACCGCGGCGGAACTGGCCGCGGCGGACGACCCGGCGCGGCTGATCCGGGATACGATTTCCGCAACTGTTCGGGAAAGCCATGCCGCAGGGGAGGCACAACAGTAAAACTTGTTGAGTTTAAGGCACACTGCCCATTTGAACTGGGGGACAGATATGGAGGAGGTGGGGACGCATGTTCCGGTTCAAGCGGTCTGTTCCGGTAAACTATAACCGGCAGGGGTACATCTATTTTACTTCGAGGCTCTTTCGGGAACTGCCGCAGGAACGGCGGAAGGAAATCGTGGAACTTTGCCGGGAGAGCGGCGGGGAATACTCCGCCGCTCTGTTGGAATTTGTGACAACGGACGCAACCACCACGGCGATTTGCCTGAAGTACAACATATCCCACTCCACGCTGGAGCGGGCAGTCAGGCGGTATTACATCAACTTTGGAAAGTAGATACGCGGCAGGCTGTCCAGGAGGGGGTACCCCCTCCTTGCCGGTTCAACTCCGGCGGGCTGCGGGCTCAGAAATTCCCCTGGCAGCTTCGTTTTCCGCTGACGCGGAAAACTGCGCCGGACGGGAAATTTCTTCGCCTTCGTCCGCGATTCGCTTCGCTTACATTCGCGGACGAGAAGGACGGGGGATACATTATTTAATATAGTATAAAAATTTCGGGCTTGGTAAGGGCCTAAGTTTAGGACCGTTCCGAGAGAAAGGGGCAAACATGGCTGAGGGCTACTGGGTGATCCGGACTTACAAAGCGGGCCGGGTCGGAGAGAAAACAAAATTTTGGGTTCCTGGGAAAAAGCCTACCCGCTCCGGACGGAGGGAGCGGGCGGAGCTTCGCAAGCAGCTCCAAAACGAGTACTCCGCCCAGAAGACCCTGGCCAGACGGCTCAACGCCAATTTCCACCAAGGGGATCTCCTTCTTGGTTTGGACTATTCCCCGGAGGGGATGGCCCGATTGGAGGCTTGGGCAGTCTCCCAAGGGCTGGATCCACACTCCAAGGAGGAGGCGGAGCGGATAGAGGCGATCCGCCAAGCGGCGGAGCACGCCCTCCGGCTGGTCCTCCGCCGGGTGAAGTCTGCCATGAGCAAGCAGGGGCTGGCCCTCCGGTATGTTGCCATCACCTCGGACATGGACGGGGACACAGGGGAGAGCGTGCGGGTACACCATCACCTGGTCGTGTCGAAGGAGGCCAAGGATGCTTTTGTCTCCAAGTGGGAGGGTTGGGGCGGCGTGGACTGGAGCCCGCTGTCAAACCAAGAGGACTATACGCCGGTGGCGGAGTATTTTATCCGTCAGGTACGGAGGATGCCGGACGCCAAGAAGTACATACCCTCACGAAATTTGATCCGCCCGCAGCCGCAGGATCGGATCGCGATGTCGGACGCGGAACTCCGGGCGCCGAAGGGGGCGAAGCTGCTGTTCCGGAATGAATTCAAGCCGGGGCGGCCCCAGTATATCCGCTACGCCCTGCCGAAGTTTTCCGACACGACAACACGCGCGCGGGGGCGCGTTCCTCTAAAGCAACCTTAAGTTTTCACGCACGGTCTACTAGCGTGTAACTTGCGTGTTCACAATTTAGAAATATTTACAATTTTTTCTATCAAACCCTGTACCACTTGCAGCGCAAAGGATACAGGGGCTTTTGAGCGTCCAAAAAAGTTGACGGTTCGTGACGCGGCTTTTGTGTTAGGGTAAAGAAAAGGCCGTGAGAGGAGGCGGCGCGGATGGGCGGCTCTGGGGGCAGGCCGAGGAAGTACACCGAGAGGACGCTGCGGAAAGCGGTCAACGCCTACTTCCGGGGGATCACCCGGACCATCACAATCCGGGAGCGGGTACAAACCGAGGAGAAGGACGACCACGGCCACTGGATCTATACGCTGGAGGATGTGCGGAACGACGACGGGGAGCCGGTACGGGTGCGCCAGTTCGTGGTGCCGCCCACGGTGGGCGGGCTCTGCGAGGCGCTGGGAATCCACCGCTCCACTTGGGCGGACTACTGCGACCGGGAGAAATACCCGGAGTTTCAGGAGGTGACGGCCTGGGCGCGGGAGACCATGCAGCACTATTTGGAATCCGAGCTTCTGGGCCGGGACGGCAAGAACCTGAAGGGTGTGATTTTCTCCCTGCAAAATAATTTCGGCATGAGCGAGAAGAAGACCGTGGAGCTGGGGCCGAAGGCTTCCCTGGCCGTGGCGGCAGCCGGAGCCGAGGAGCGGGCCGAGATATTGAAGCTGCTGGAGGAGGCCGCGAAGGAAGAACATGGAGCAAGCGACGACTTGCCGGCAAATCGAGGCGCTGGAGCGGCTGACGCGGATGGGCCGGGAGGAACTGGAGCAATTCTCCACGGAACAGCTGAGGGGGATACTTAGTACCCTGCGCTGGTGGAAGGGTCTGAAAGCAACCAGTAACGAGAGCTTCCTTCCCCTGTTTTTTGACGAACACCGCTATTTGGTCCTGAAGGGCGGCGGCGGTTCGGGAAAATCCATTTTTGCTGGGCGGAAGGTGCTGGAGCGGGTCACCGGGGAGCCGGGACACCGCTGGCTGGTCTGCCGGAAGGTGGCCCGGACCCTGCGGGACAGCTGCTTCGCCCAGCTTCGGGGGCAGATCGCAGAGCACTACCCGGACGCCGGGGCGAAGGTCAACAAGGGCGATATGTGGATCGGCTTTCCAAACGGGAGCGAAATCCTGTTTGCGGGCCTGGACGACGTGGAAAAGCTGAAATCCATTTACGACATTACAGGTATCTGGATCGAGGAGGCGTCGGAGCTGGAGGAGGGGGACTTCGACCAGCTGGACATCCGTCTGCGAACGAAGTTCCGGTACTACCTCCAGATGATCCTCAGCTTTAACCCCATCAGCGTGAACCATTGGCTGAAAAAGCGGTTCTTCGACTTCGACATCAAGAATCCGGCGGAGCGGAAGAAGGCCATCGCGCGGACGCGGGTCCACGAGAGCACCTACAAGGACAACCGTTTCCTGACGGCGGAAGCCATAGAAACGCTGGAGGCGTTCAAATACACGAACAAGTATTACTACATGGTCTACTGCCTGGGCCAGTGGGGCGTGACGGGCAAGACCGTGTTCGACGCGGAGGCGGTATCGAAGCGGCTGGAGACCATTCGGCCTCCGATAAAGCAAGGCTATTTCGAGTACGAGGAGAAACCAGACGGAATCCATATCAAGGACTGGAAATGGGTGGACGACCCGGACGGCCCCATCAAGATTTACAAGAAACCGGAGGCGGGGCGGCCCTATGTGATCGGCGGGGACACCGCTGGGGATGGCTCAGACTGGTTTCTGGGGCAGGCGCTGGACAACATCACCGGAGAACAGGTCTGCGTCCTGCGGCACCAGTACGATGAGGACACCTACGCCAAGCAGATGTTCTGCCTGGGGATGTACTACAACGAGGCGCTTCTGGCGCCGGAGGCCAACTTCTCCACCTATCCTGCGAAGCTGCTGGACCTGATGGGCTACCGGAAGCTCTACGTCCGGGAAATGGAGGACGAGTTTGACGGGAAGATCCGGCACGCTTTCGGCTTCCGGACGGACCGGATTACAAGGCCGGTCATTATCTCGGAGCTGATTCGTGTGCTCCGGGAGAACATCAGACTTGTAAACGACGAGGACACGCTGCTGGAGATGCTGACCTTCGTTCGAAACGAGAAGCTGAGGCCGGAGGCGGAGCCGGGGGCCCATGACGACTGCGTAATGGCCCTGGCAATCGCCCACTACGTCCGGCCGCAACAGCGGATGAACGTGGAGACGCCGGAGAAGGACGCCGGAACCGTCAAGTGGACGGCGGATATGTGGGAGGACTACCGGAACGCCGACACGGCGGGACGGGAGCTGCTGGAGCAGCTTTGGGGGAAGCCCAAGTGATAGCAAAGCGAGGGAAATCCATGAAGAAAAATCAAAAAAGTGAAAAGCTGATTCTATGGCAAAAACGGCTGGCGAACGCGGACAGCGCCTTCTCGGCGGAGGTCGAGAAGATGAACGAGCGCGAGCAGCTATACAACGGGGACCGTACCCTGCGGCCTCTGGTACCGGGGGATGAACACAAAGACGGCGGCAGGAAAAAGACCAGCCATGTTCGGAACATCATCTTTGAAAATATCGAAAGCCAGGTTTCCTCCTCCATCCCCCAGCCGAAGGTGACGCCGCGGCGAAAGCGGGACGAGCGGCTGGCGAACGTGATCGAGCATTACCTGCGGAACGAGCTGGACCGTATGCCCTTTGAGGAAATCAACGACATGGCGGAGCGGACTGTCCCCATTCAGGGGGGCACGGGGTTTCTGATCGAATGGGACAACACGAAGCGGACCCACGGGACGGTGGGCGAGGTGACGGTCAGCTCCGTCCATCCCAAGCAGTTCGCCCCGCAGCCGGGTGTATATACGAAAATTTCCGACATGGACTGGTTCATTGTGAAGATCCCCACCACCAAGGAGGCCGTCAGGCGGGAGTTCGGCGTGGACGTGCATGACGAGGGCGAATCGGAGCCGGATGTCCGGACAGCGGACGGGGCGGACACCGCCGAGGACGCCGTGACGCGGTATGTGGGCTTCGCCCGGAACCGGAAGGGCGGAATCGACCGTTACTCCTGGGTGAACGACGTGGAACTGGAGGACCTGGAGGACTATCAGGCGCGGCGGCAGCCGGTGTGCGCCAAGTGCGGTCGGGTGCGGCCTCTCGTTGGGCAGATTCTCAGCAACCCAGAGCCGATTGGAACCGGAAACCTTCTCCCATCTCCGGAACAGGAGATCGCCGGACAGCTGCTGGCTCAAAAGATGGCGGAACAGACCGCGGCGGGGATCGGCGGCATTGAGGGTCTTCCGGTGGAACAGCCGGAACAGCCGGAGCCGAAACGGTACGACGGCGGCGCTTGTCCCTGGTGCGGGAGCAAGAAATTCAGCACGAAGGAACAGGCGTTCGAGACGGTCTATCTTCCCATCCACACAGCCATGGGGAATGAAATCCCCGGCGGGTCGCTGGGACTGGATGAATCGGGAAAGCCTGCCATGGTTCCGACGCTTGTCCCGTTCTACAAGCCGGATCTGTTTCCGATTATCCTCCAACGGAGCGTTAGCGTATACGGGAAGCTGTTGGGAAACAGCGACGTAGACGTGATCCGGGACCAGCAGAACACGGTGAACCGGATGGAGCAGAAGATCATTGACCGGCTGGTAAAGGCCGGGACCCGGATCACCCTGCCGGACCGGGCGGACCTTCGGACGGACCCGGTAGACGGGGAGCGGTGGTACATCGCCAACGCGGCGGACAAGGCTATGATCGGCCTGTACGATTTCTCCGGCGACCTCCAGTACGAGCTGATGTATCTGGCGAACGTCTACGAGGAGGCCCGGCAGATTCTGGGTATCACGGACAGCTTTCAGGGACGGCAGGACACCACGGCCACCAGCGGCAAGGCCAAGGAGTTCAGCGCCGCCCAAGCGGCGGGGCGGCTTGAGAGCAAGCGAACCATGAAGAACGCGGCCTATGCGGCCATTTTTGAGACAATATTCAAGTTCGCCCTTGCCTATTCGGACGAGCCGCGGCCTGTGAGTTACAAGGACTTCAAGGGCGAGGCCCGGTATGAGGAGTTCAACCGGTACGACTTTCTGGAGCGGGACGAAGATGGACAATGGTATTGGAACGACCAGTTCCTCTTCTCCTGCGATACCTCCGCCCCGCTGGCCTCCAACCGGGAGGCCATGTGGCAGGAGACGCGCATGAACCTCCAAACGGGGGCCTTCGGGGACCCGACGCTGACGGAAACGCTGGTGCTGTTCTGGGCGAAGATGGAGGAGCTGCACTATCCGGGGGCCGGGACTACGAAGAAGTTCCTGGAGGAAAAGCTGGAACGGGAGCGGCAGCAGGCCGCGGAACAGCAGCAGGCTATGATGCAGGCCCAAGCCGTCCAGCAGGCCGCGGTGGGACATCAGGCAGGTGGCCAGCTCCCCGAGGGCATGGTACAGTCTATTGATGAGCAGGCGCGGCAAGACGCTATGGCGGCGGTCCAGGGCGGCGGAGGGAACCAAGTATAAAATCAGTTTGATTCTCCAGCCGGAAACCAGCGAAGCGTTTGCGGCTGGAAGAGGAGGAAGGAATGGAGCGGGCGGAGCCGTCCCCGCGAGGGGGCGGCGCAGCGGAGCGGAATTTCTTCCGACGAACGCACGGCAACGCGGGAAAATGCCAATAACACAGGAAGGAGGAGCGGATTATGGAGAAGAGCGCATATGCCGGGAAGATCAAGAACAGCGGGACACAGATCGTCAAGGCCCCGCGCCAGTCCACGGACGCCAAGAAGGGCACTGTCAGGACCGGTCGGGATCTCCGGGCAGGGAAGAAGTAGGACAGCTAACACCGTGGCTAAAGTCGGGATTATTTCGCACGGCAAGAGCGGGAAAATGCCAATTCAGGAGGAATTATGGAACTGACCGAAAGCAAGCTATACGAAGCCTTTGGAGTTCAGCCGGAGGAACCCAAAATCGCGGGTGCTTCTGCGGAAGCGCCGGAACCGGCTAACGCCGGCGCGATTTCAAGGGGGGACCAGTCCCCCCTTGAGAGTCCCCCAGCTCTCCGAGGGGGAAAGGCTGACACGGCCCCAACTGGAGGAGGCGCGAAAGAGCAGGAGTCCGCCGAACCTGCGGAGGCGGGGGAGGAGCCCTCCGACGGCGTTCAGCCCAAGGAGGAGCCTGACGGCAAGGGCGCCGAGATGTCACCGGAGCAGCGGAAAGAGGCCGCTGCGGCCCGCCGGAGGGCGGAGCAGCAGGCGGCGATTGATGAGGCTGTCCAGAAGGCGCTCCAGGAGGAGAAGGACAGGGCTAAAGGTGAAATGGCCGCCTTCTTCAAAAAAGCGAATCTGAAAAACACTATCACCGGGGCACCCATCACCAGCATGGAGGAGTTCAACGCCTGGGAGAAGGCGTTCTCCGCCAACAGGCTACAGCAAGATCTGAAGGCCGGGAAGCTGACGCCGGAAGCCTTGGAGCAGGCAATCTCGGAGAACCCGGCAGTGAAGCAGGCCCAAGAGCTGATCCGGAAGCAGGAGGAGGCGGCGCGGGCGGCGGAGGAAACGGCAGCCAAGGCCCGTGTGGACGCGGAGCTGCTGGAGATCCAGAAGCTGGACCCGACGGTCCGCTCTTTGGAGGACCTGCTGCATATGCCCACGGCGAAGGAGTTCTATGCCCTGGTGCAGAAGGGCAACTCGTTCCTTGACGCTTTCCGTCTGGCGAACTACGACAGGCTGACCGCCGCCGCGGCGGAGGCCGCGAAGCAGCAGGCCCAGAACCTCACCCGGAGCAAGGAACACCTGACGCCTACCGGAGGAGCGCGGGGAGGCGGGGCAGTCTCCGTTCCGGCGGACGAGCTGCGGCTGTTCCGCGAGATGAATCCGGGGGCCAGCGAGGCGGAGATTCAGGCCTATTACAACAAGTACAATGGGAGAAATTAAAGAGGGGACAGATCCCCCCTTTAGATTCCCCCCACCTCGTCGGAAGGAACTGCGCTCTTTTTCCAAGGTCCTGCGGGAGAGGGCCTTGGAAAACCGCTCCGTTTCTTCCTCCTCTCCCCACCGCGCAGGCGCGGCGGGGGCCCCGAGGTGGACTGGTGAACGCGCCCAAGGCGCTTAAGTCGAGGTATTTTCGCCACGTACACGCTGCGGCGAAAATGATTGGAATGGATTTGCCTGACGGCGAATGAAAGGAGCAGCAAAAATGAGTTTTGTTCCCGTTAAAAGCGACCACGGGGCGGTACTTCCCTTTGAGTACCTGCCCGCGGCTGCCGGAGATTACAAGGTTGGGCAGCTGGTAGGTGTGACGGGTGGGAAGGTGAAAGCGCTGGACACTGCCAGTACCACCATGCCGCCCTATCTCTGCATGTCGGAGGCCAGCAAGGAGGACGGCGAACTTCTCCCAGTCACACGGGTCAGCCACGACTACATCTACGAGACCACGCTGGCGTCCGCTATGGCGGCGGCGGTGATCGGGGCGAAGCTGTCCGTCGCGGCGGGCGGTCTGGCACCTGACGCCACCGCGGGCACCTTCGAGGTGGTGGCGGCGGACGGCACCGCCGCGGGAGACGCCATCCGTGGGAGATTCCTCTGATTAAAGGGGGAGCAGGCTCCCCCTTTAGAACCCCCACCACCAGTCTGCGGACTGGTGAACGCGCCCAAGGCGCTTAGGTCGGGGTATTTTCGCCACGTACACGCCGCGGCGAAAATGATTCAAATATATTTCTCCGCAGGAGCAGCGGAGAAATGAAAGGAGAAAGCACTGTGAAAATCACCTTTTCCGAGGCAAGCAGCCTCAATGACAGCGTTTATGGCAAGTGCCAAGCGCCAATCCGGATGTTTTTGGAGAAGCGGGGGGAGCAGTTTGAGCAAGAGAGCGTCCTGAAGCACCTGTTCCTCATGGGTAACAGCGAGAACTACGGCGACCTCCTCACCACCATGACGGCCATGTCCGGCTTTGAGCCGGTGGGCGAGAACGGCGCGTATCCGGAAGACGGGATGCAGGAGGGCTTCAAGAAGCTGTTGATCTATGAAACCTGGAAGGACAGCTTTAACATCTCCAAGGAGATCATTGAGGACAGCAAGCTGATGGATCTGAAGAAGAAGCCTGCCGCCTTTATGACCAGCTACAATCGGACGCGGGAGATGTTCGGCGCGGCCATCTTCGGCGGGGCGTTCAACGCACAGCCGAAGATGACGTTCAAGAAGAAGGCTTTCGACTTGCGGGGCGCGGACGGGAAACCCCTTCTGGACAAGGCCCACCCGGCCAAGGTCTCCGGTAAGCCCCAGAGCAATCTATTCAAGGATGCCTTTTCCGTGGACGCGCTGAGCCGGTTGGAAACCACCATGCAGAACTTCCGGGGCGACAACGACGAGATTCTGGACGTGGCGCCGGACACCATTCTGATCCCCAACAATGCGGATCTGAAGCGGGACGTGTTCGCGGCCATCGGCGCGGACAAGGACCCGACGACTTCCAACAACGCCTTCAACTACCAGTACGGGCGCTGGACCGTGATCGTTTGGCCGTACCTCAATAAGTACATCAAACCGGGCACGGCCCTGCCCTGGGGGCTGATGGACAGCAAGTACAACGAGACCTACGGCGGCGCGGTCTGGAACGACCGTGTTCAGCTGGAGGTACGGTCCACCATGGACGAGAACACCGACGCCAACGTGTGGCGCGGGCGGTCCCGGTTCAACGCGGCCTTCAACGACTGGCGTTTCTTCGCTGCCGGCGGTATCGACAGCGGCGACACGCTGCAGGGCTAACGCCTTCGAGGGGGAGCGGGCTCCCCCTCGACCTCCCCCACCACAAGTCTGCGGACTGGTGAACGCGCCCAAGGCGCTTAGGTCAAGGTATTTTTGTGACGTACACGCCGCCGCAAAAATGATTTTATTTCTTCTTCCGCTCCGCGGAAGAATCAGGGGGAGCACACTCCCCCTGAACCCCCTGAGAGGAGAGCGTCAGCATGAAAATCTGCGTTTACACGATTGCCAAAAATGAGGAGAAGTTCGCGGATCGCTTTGTAGACGCGGCGGCGGAGGCGGACTATATCTGTGTGCTGGACACCGGCAGTGAGGACAAGACCGTGGAGCGGCTGGCGGATCGGGGTGTGATCGTGCGTCAGGAGGCGATCTGCCCTTGGCGGTTTGACAAAGCCAGAAACCGCTCCATGGAGCTGATTCCGGAGGATACGGACATCGCGGTCTGCGTCGATCTGGACGATGTGCTGTCCAAGGGCTGGCGGGAAAAGTTAGAGGTTGCTTGGAAAACAGACACCGAGCAGGCCCGCTTTACCCGCGTATGCAGCCGGAACGGGGACGGGAGCCTGGGCACGTCCTTCCTGATAGGACTGGCCCATAAGCCCGGTAGCTTCCGGTGGAAGTACCCGGTCCATGAGGTGCTGGTTCGGGCGGACGGAAGGTTGCGTTGGGGCGTCGTGGACGTCCCGGAGATGGAGGCGGAGCACCTGCCGGACACCACTAAGAGCCGGGGGCAGTACCTCCCTCTGCTGGAGTTGGCGGCAAAGGAGAACCCAGAGGATCCCCGCTGCGCCCACTATCTGGGCCGGGAGTACCTTTATTACCGGAGATGGGACGACGCCATTCGGGAACTGGAGCGGTATCTGCGGCTGCCGGGGGCAACTTGGGAGGAAGAGCGGGCGGCCACCATGCGGTATCTGGCGTGGTGCTGCCTGTGGAAGGGGAACGGAAGGCTTGCCAAGCGGTGGGCCCTGCGGGCCATCGCGGAGGTTCCGGAACGGCGGGAAAACTGGTACAAGATGGAGGAAATCGCCTACTACCTGAGTGAGTGGGAGAGCGTCGTCTATTTTGGCCGGCAGTGTTTAAAGCATACGGAGCGGAGCGGCAGCTGTATCAACGACGCCGAGGCCTGGGGCGCCGCGCCCCATGACCTCCTGTCCATCGGACTGTGGCACACCGGGGATATTTCGGGGGCCATCGACGCGGCGCGGAAGGCATTGGAGCTGGAACCGGACAATGAGCGAATTCAGAAGAACCTGCTGTTCTACTGCGAGGAGCAACTGGGGCCCCCGCAAAATCCGCAGATTTTGTGGGGAGAGGAGGAGCAAGGGAGCGGTGCGAGCTCTGCCCGACAGGGCGGAGCGAGTGAAGCGGACTTTGCGACGACGACATGAAACTTATGGAGGCCATCGAGTGGGTGGACGGGATGAAGCCCAACGCCTTCGACAGCAAGGTCAAGGTTGCCTGGCTGAACGCGCTGGAGGGGCGGATCGCGGCCAGCGTGTTCCTGCTGGCCCCGGTGGAAATCCGGCAGCTCCAGTACCGTTACCCGGAGGACTTGGAGACGGAGCTGCTGGTGACAGCGCCCCACGACGATATTTACCCCCTTTGGCTCCAGGCGAAGATCGACGAGGCCAACGGGGAATACGACAAGTACCAGAACACCATGCAGATTTACAACGAACACTACGGCAGTTTCCTCCGCTGGTTCGCGGGGCTCTATGACCCGGCGGAGGGATACATCTCGGAGGAGGCAAGAAGAACGAATGGGCTTATATGACAACCCTCCTTACTACATATCGGCGTATGGCCTTGCGGTGAAGCGGGGCTTCGAGGGGACGCTGGACGAATGGCTTGAATCCCTGGTGGGTCCCACGGGACCCCAGGGCGCGGGGCTGGTCTTTCTGGGAACCTATCAGACGGAGGAGGCCCTGCGCACGGCACATCCTACCGGGAACACCGGCGACTGCTACAAGGTGGGCACGGAGGAAAACTACCTGGTGTACTACTGGGACCCGGAGCTGAACGACTGGGGAAGTATGCAGATCATGGGCCCCACCGGCCCCGCCAGCACCGTCCCCGGCCCCACTGGGCCAACAGGCGGCACGGGCCCCACCGGCTCCACCGGCCCTACGGGCGGCACAGGCCCTACGGGTTCCACCGGCCCTACAGGGGATACCGGGCCCACCGGCCCCACCGGGCCAACGGGCAGCACAGGCCCTACGGGTTCCACTGGCCCAACGGGGGGTACCGGGCCTACCGGCCCAACTGGCCCGACGGGGCCACAAGGAAGCGGGCTTACCGTAAAGGCGTACTACAAGACGGTGGAAGCCCTACAGGAGGCCCAGCAGTCGCCGGAGGCGGGCGACACCTATGGTGTGGGCACGACAGAGCCCTACAATATTTATATCTGGGATGGGGAACACCAGCGCTGGGTAAACAACGGAACCATCCAAGGTGCCAGAGGCTCCACTGGGCCTACAGGAAGCACGGGCCCTATTGGTGGGACAGGCCCCACCGGGCCAACAGGCGACCCCGGCGCTGACGGTACCCCTGGCAAAGACGGTGCGGCGGCCACCATCAACGGGAAGAACGCCCTGACCCTGACCGCTGAATCGCCGGTGGTGGCTACGCAGGCGGGGGATACGCTGACGCTCGGGCTGGAGGACGGGACGGTGAGCAACCCCAATCTGCTGATTAACTGGGATTTCCGGCGCCCGGTGAACCGGCAGGGGCAGACGGAGTATACCAGTACAAGATATACGATTGACAGATGGTACCTGGAATATGGTTCCTTCGTTCTTGAGGAGGATGGCATACGCTTTACATCAGTCAGTGGACTTTATCAGCGTTTAGAGCATCCTGAAGTATTTGTTGGAAAGCAAATCACGTTATCCATCTTAACTGATGGACGTCTTATCAGCGGTACTACTACGATCGAAAGTTTAAATAATAATATTGACGTTATAGTAACTGATGTAGCAGTCTTGACTTTTGCAATAGGAGGTGAATTTCGTATATACACCGGCCGTTCCCTTAAATCATACGCCGCCAAGCTGGATCTGGGTCCCGTCCAAACCCTCGCCCACAAGGACGCCTCGGGCAACTGGGTGCTGAACGACCCGCCCAACTATGACCTGCAATACGCCTTGTGCTCCCTGTACAGCCCCACGACCGGGGAGTGGGTGGGGTACCAGCATAGTAATCCGAACCTGCTGGATGACTGGTACTACCCGGACCCGATAGACCAGAGGCACGGCTACATCGTCGATAGCGGCGTAACCTATTACAGCGATACCGCCCTGACGGCCAGTGCCGGAACCACTACGGAGGCCATGACCGCGCAGTACGTTAACTCCGCCTACGGCACCATCGTCATTGGCGGCACCACGTACTATGTCGCGGCGGCGGATTTGGTGAGGGGGTACA